GTTGACTGCTTCAAACGCTGCTTATGCAGCAAACGCAGGTATCGCTACTAATATTAAAGGTGGATCAGCAGGTTCTATACCATATCAAACTGGAACAAGTGCAACTGCGTTATTGCCAAATGGAACTGCTGGCCAATTACTACAATCTAATGGAGGAAATTTAGCACCATCATGGGTATCACCAAGTGGGTTGACTGCTTCAAACGCTGCTTATGCAGCAAACGCAGGTATCGCTACTAATATTAAAGGTGGATCAGCAGGTTCTATACCATATCAAACTGGAACAAGTGCAACTGCGTTATTGGCAAATGGAACTGCTGGACAAATACTCCAGTCTAATGGAGGAAATTTAGCACCTTCATGGGTAAGTGTAACTAATCTTACTGCAGGAAGAGCCAATTATGCGGTAAACGCTGGTATTGCGACAAACCTAAAAGGTGGTAGAACTTACTCAATACCATATCAGTTATCTGCAGATAATACCACTATGTTGGCGATTGGTTCTGCGGGTCAAATACTTCAGTCAAATGGAACATCAAATCCCCCAAGTTGGGTAAGTCCATCTAGTATTTCTGCGGCAGCTGCTTCTTATGCTGCAGTTGCGGGCATTGCAACAAATATTAGTGGTGGTTCTGGTGGTCAAATACTGTACCAATCTTCTGCAAATAATACCGCAAGACTTCCAAATGGTACTTCTGGTCAGTTACTGCAATCTAATGGAGGTTCTTCCGCACCATCATGGGTAACACCATCAAATCTTACAGTATCTAATGCGACAAATGCAACAAATTCAACAAACTCAACTAATCTTTCCGGAGGTTCTGCAGGATCTGTTCCATATCAAACCCAGACCGGTTCAACTGCATTTGTTTCTCCTGGACAAACTGGGCAATTATTACAATCAAATGGTTCTTCCGCACCATCATGGGTAAATCCAACAAACCTCACAGTATCTAATGCGACAAATGCAACAACAGCATCAAATCTTGGGGGAGGATCTTCGGGTTCTATTCCTTATCAAAATAGTTCCGGTTCAACAAGATTTGTATCTCCAGGAAGTTCGGGTCAAGTTTTACAATCAAATGGTTCCAATCCACCATCATGGGTAAATTTACCAGCAGCAATTAAGTCTTCAGTATCCTTTAGCAATAGTAATTCAGATCAGTACCTAGTATTTACTTCAGGTTCTGGTGAACAATCATTAAATATTGATTCAAATCTTGTATACAATCCAGGAACTAATTTAATTTCTGGACAAGCAGTAACAATTAATTTCTTAGGTGTTGGTGTTGTCCCTGGATCAACTAGTGGCGAAATACGTGCCTCAGGGAACATTATTGCATATTATTCTGATGAACGTTTAAAAGAAAATATAAACATAATTGATAATGCACTATCAAAAGTTTTATCACTCAAAGGAGTTACCTTTAACTCAAATTCAGTTGCAGAAAAATACGGTTATGTCGATAAAAAAGAACAAGTTGGCGTGATAGCTCAAGATGTTGAAAAAGTTTTACCGCAGATAGTTATTCCCGCACCATTTGACATTGGGAGAGATGATAATGGAAATGAATATTCAATAAGTGGAGAAAATTATAAAACAGTACAATATGATAAGATTATTCCACTATTGATTGAAGCAATTAAAGAGCAACAAAAAATAATTGAAGATATTAAAAAACAAATAGGAGATATTTAAAATGCCATTACCTTGCCCTGGTCCTGCACCAATCAGTCTTTTAGACATCCAAAATGAATTTGGTGGAGATCCATTTTTTAATTCTTATACCAGAATTGATGAATATTATCGTGGAGGTCAATATGTTGAAAATAATGAAACTAATTCAAGAATACCAACCTCCGGACAGATAAGTTTTGCTGACTTTTTCTGTTCTTCCGGAGAAATAGTAGTATTTTTAGATGGCAAATATGAAAATTTAATTGTTAGCAACGTATTTGGAACTTTATGGTCCTCTGTTAGAAGAAAAAAGTTAATCTTGGGTAGTAATGCAATTGTGTATAGTTCAAATGCTTCAAAGTATGCTCTAACTGCCTCTTCACCCAATGGAGGTCCATTAACTATAGAAAATAGGGGAAAAATTATTGGAGCATCTGGATCTGGTGGTAATGCGGGAGTAGGTGGAAATGGCGGAAGTGCAATTAAATTTAATTCAGGTAATCAAAAAATAACTTTTATTAATACCTCTGGTGGTTTAATTGCTGGAGGTGGTGGAGGAGGTGGTGCTGGTGGTAAAGGAACTGATGTCCGCATAAGTTCTGGGGCAAGTGGATTTGGGATAAATGGAACTGTGATTGCTTATGGAGGATCAGGTGGAAGTGGAGCTGGTTATATTGGAGCAAATTATACGGATGGAACATCAGGAACATCATCTAATCCAGAATTTACTGGTCAATTCAATAATTCATACGGGGTAAATTTATACGCATCTCTAGCAAGACTTGGTGCGACTCAAGTTACCAATTCAGGATCTATGAATTTGAATTTTTTTACTGGAGAATTTTCTTCAGCTATACAAATAACTAATTCAGGATCCATAAATATTGACTGGTATATTGCAAATAATACAAGTGTTGCTAACCTTTCTAATTCCGGGAGCATGAATGCTAACTTATATCTTCCAGGTCCAAACATATTTGCAACTGTTAGCAATTCTGGCACAGCAAATATTGATATAAGAGGTAATGTTACTGCAGTTAATTCAACAAGAGTTTCTAATAGTGGTGCCGCTACCATTAATAGATATTACGAAACTATAACTTATTCTCCAAGAGTAGATAGTTATTATATTAGATATAACTTGCAAAATGGTTATAGAGAAGAATTTACTATTATACCATCTGGAGCAGGAAGAGGAGGATCTGGAGGTTATCTTGGAGAACCAGGAAAACGTGGAAATGATGGAACAACATCAACTGGATTTAATGGTGGCGCCGCAGGATTTTCTATTGATGGGGTCAATAATATTACGGGTTCTAATAGTGGAACAATATATGGTCCAATTAAATGACATTATAATAAATATTTCTGTTCTATCAATTAAATTATGAATATGTCTTCTTATATTTTAGAAAATAGTTCTTTTGCCAGTGACATAGAATATGAATGGATAATTACAGAATTGCAAGTTTTATCTGAACCATTAAATGATTTCCATAATATTGTTAGAAGAATTAAATGGAGTCTGTTTGCAAATCTAAAAGTATCAGAAGAAATTTATAGTGAAATGATAATGGGCGAAAATACTATTAATATTTCAGAACTAAATTTAGATAATAATACATTCATTTCTTATGAAAATTTAACTCCAGATATTGTAATTTCTTGGGTTGATCAGATGAATCCAGAAGTCAAAGAAACAATAAAAAATAAGTTGTTAGATAGAAAGATATATAAAGTAAAAACTATGAGTCTTCCATGGGATTCATTTAATCCATTTTCAAATCAAGAAGAAGTTGCTGTAAATAATTCAGAGACTGAAGAAATTATTTCCACCTCAGAACCAATCGACATACAAAATTTTTCCCAAGATAATGTGAATTTAACTCAGAGTACAGTTTATGAAGACCCCCCTGAAAATTTCATATATGAAGGTCCTTTAATGGGATCAACCCAAACCGCTTGACATCCTGACCCAGATGCCCTATAATACTGGGGTAATCACGAAACGACCTGATGCCCGCTGAGACAGAAGATTTCCTGACCCGTTGCGTAGTCGATACTCTTGCCCGTAAGTTTTATCTTTACTCTAGCGAAGGAAACGAAAGGATGGTAGAATGTGAAACGGTAGAGCAGTTTATGAATGTTTTAGAGGTCGTTCGTAGTCAGGTTCACGAAGACAATCTTGCTTATTCAAACCCTTTCTAAGATGAAAACACTCACGATTGAAGAATTACAAGCAGACTTTGATGCTATTATATCCCGTGTTGAGGGAGGTGAGTCCTTTCTCATTAAAAGCGAACATGGTGATGCTATGTTGATTCCTTATGGTGAGTATAAAGAAGTTGACGACCTGATACGAATACATACGGATCACGAAGAAGGTTGTTGACTTAAATCTCTAAATCTGCTATAATAGGTTTAGAGATTTTTATGGGAGCATAGCTTAATGGTCAGAGCGGGCCCCTTATAAGGGCTTAGTCTGGGTTCAACTCCCAGTGTTCCCATTGCTCCTTTAGCAATCTGGTGAATGCAGCGAACTCATAATTCGCCTGAGGCGTGTTCGATCCACGCAAGGAGCACTTGACTATTATAATTCTTTAAGTTATAATAGTCTTATTGGCGGTGTAGCCCAATTGGCAGCAGGCACTCGACTTAAAATCGACACAGTGCGGGTTCGAATCCCGCCACCGCTACTTAAAAGGCATATTAATATAAATAATAGTCAGTTTTCCTTTTAATATATGTCTAGGCGTAAATATACTGACGAGCAGTTTGTAGAAGCGGTTAAAACTTCTACAAGTATTAGACAAGTTTTATCTAAATTAAACTTAAAAGAATCTGGCGGAAATTATACAGTTGCTCAAAAAAGAATAAAAGCATTAAACCTTGATGATTCACACTTTACTGGTCAAGCACATTTAAAAGGAAAAACTCACAATTATAATAAAAAACCCATTGAGTATTATTTTACAGAAAACTCCTATCATCAATCATATAAACTCAAAAATCGCTTATTATCAGAAGGTCTCAAAGAACACAAGTGTGAGTGTTGTGGTATAACTGAATGGAATGGCAAACCAGCACCTATTGAGTTAGACCACATTAATGGAAATCATCAAGACAATCGTTTAGAAAATCTTCGTATTTTGTGCCCCAACTGCCACGCACAAACTGATACTTATAGAGGTAGGAATAAAAAATAAATAAGACAACGGCAAAGACCAAATGTCTTATAAAATTACAAAAGAATATTGTTGGTATAATGAAGGAACTCAAATAGTTCTTATGTATTTTATCAACAATATTCCTTTTACTTTTGATGAATTGCCAGAGGGTCATTTGTATGACCAAGAATTAATTAAACTCGCTGATCAACAACGTCAATATAATCCAGAAGATCTATATAAATCATCATTCTATCTTATAGATGAAGAGGCACATCCACTTCTATTTACGGTTGATTTAGAAAACCCAGAAGATCTTCCAGAAGATGTTCCCGAGTTTGATGAGGAAGATTTGAGTTCATAAATAAAAGATAATGAGAACTCAAAAATAGAAAAATGCCTCTTAATAAGCTGGATAATTTTATTAAGAATACTGAAGGTCGTATTTTATATGTAAATCCAAATGACCTTGATGCAACTGATGCAATTACAAATCAAGGAAACTCTCTTGCACAACCTTTTAAAACAGTACAAAGAGCACTTTTAGAAGCAGCAAGATTTTCATATTTAAAAGGAAAGAATAATGATATTGTAGAGAAGACTACAATTCTTTTATTTCCAGGGGAGCACTTAATTGATAATAGACCTGGTTATGCAATATATGATAATGGTGGTGCTGCATATGCAGTAACTAGAGCTGGTGGTGTTGGAGTTCTAGCATCATCAGTTCTTTCTCTTGGTCTAGATGCTAATTTTGATTTAACTCAAGAAGATAATATTTTATATAAATTTAACAGTTTTTATGGTGGGGTTGTAGTTCCAAGAGGAACTTCTATTGTTGGTCTAGATCTTCGTAAAACTAAAATTAGACCAAAATACGTCCCAAACCCAACAGATCCTGCTGTAGATAAATCAGCAATTTTTAGAATTACTGGTGCATGTTACTTCTGGCAGTTTTCTTTATTTGATGGTGATGAAACTGGTTTAGTTTTCACTAACCCAGATAATTTTGGTTCAGAATATAGATCTGTTCCTCTATTTTCACACCACAAATTAACGTGTTTTGAATATTGTGATGGCGTGAACAATATTGGTTCATATGGTCTTACAGACCTTGACATGTACTACAGTAAAGTATCAAATGCTTTTAATGTAGTTAGAGATATTGATCAAAAGTTTCCAGCAGATGCCGCAGGTTTTGCAAAGCGTCGCCCAGAATGGGAGATTGTTGGTGCATTTGCATCTGACCCAATTAGCATTTCTGAGATTATTTCTGGCAACGGCGCCACGGCAACAGCAGTTGTTACTGTAACTACTGCAACTGCACATAACTTGAACATTGGAACTCCAATTAAAATAAAGGGAGTTTCAGGTTCTGGTGTAACCGCACCATTCAATATTTCAACAAAGGTTCAAAATATCATAAGTGATTTCCAATTTACTTACGTAATTCCAGGTTTTAGTTCATATCCAAATTTAAATCCAAGTCCAAGTGCATCTTCAGCAACAGTAACTGTAGAGACTGATACTGTTTCTGGCGCATCTCCTTATATTTTCAACTGTTCCCTAAGATCTGTATGGGGAATGAATGGAATGCACGCTGATGGTTATAAAGCATCAGGATTCCGTTCAATGGTCGTTGCGCAGTTTACTGCAGTATCTCTACAGAAAGACGATCGTGCTTTTGCAAAATATGATCCATCTTCAAGAACTTATAAGGTTGTAAATTATCAAACTGTTTATGGTGCTAAACTTCCGGAAGGAGCATCACAGACTGACTCTACAAAAGCATATCATTTAGATCCAAGAGCAGTTTATAGGCAAGGTTGGGAGTCTAGTCACATTAAGTTTACCAATGATGCGTTTATACAGATTGTTTCTGTGTTTGCAATTGGTTTCAATAAACATTTTGATGGAGAAACTGGTGGTGATGCTTCAATCACAAACTCTAACTCAAACTTTGGGCAAATTTCTTTAAACTCCAGTGGATTTAAGAAAGATGCTTTCGTTAAAGATAATAATGCTTTTATAACATCTATTATTCCACCAAGATCTTTTGATGAAAATTTAGAGGATAGAATCGATTGGCTTTCTTTAGATGTTGGTCTAACAACCTCAGTTGGAATCACAAGTCATTTATATCTCTACGGTTACAATTCTAGAGATAATATACCAACTTCATTAACTCAAGGTTATAGAATTGGTGCAAGACTTAACGATAAGTTATATTTTGTTGGCGCAGGAGTTACATATTCTGCAGACATTTACATGTGTGATAATGTAATTACTGATACTCAAATAGCAGCAACTGGAACAACAAGTGCTCAAAAAGTATATGACGTAGATTCTGGCCCAACAAATAACGTATTTACTATAGGTTCACATAATTTACAAACTGGAGAAAAAGTAATCATCATCAGCGATGATGGAGATCTTCCAGAAAATATTATTGAGCACATTGTCTATTATACAATTAGTGTAAACTCAACACAAATTAAATTAGCAGCATCTTATAGTGATGCTCTAGCAGGAATTGAACTTGAAGTTTATGGTGGAACAAATTTACACATTATCAGTAGAGTATCTGATAAAAATTCTGGTGAAATTGGTTCCCCAATTCAGTATGATGCTATTAACTCAAATTGGTATGTTCATACAAATATAGGTAGTGAAATTTATAATGCACTTAACACTCTTGGTGTTAATGGGTTATCTGAAACTACCGATCTTGCATATATTAATAGAATTTCTGACACAAGAAGTTTAGATGAAAAACTTTATAAGGTTAGAGTTGTAATTCCAAAAGATCTTCCAAACGCAAAAGATCCCCAAACTGGATTCGTTATTCAAGAATCCAGTTCAACAGGTGCTAGAAACAATGCAGATTTTACTAGAACTAGTATTGGAACTACAGATTATGGTTATAAAAAGAACCCAAGATTTATTAGTACATGTACAGTAGCAAGTGAAACTGTAACTGTAGTTTCAGAATTACCTCACGACATTCAAGTTGGAGAGCGTGTCTATATTAGAAATGTTATAAGCACAACAAATGCAACTGGATTAGATAACCTAGGATATAATGGTCTATTTGAGGTTACTGCAGTAACAGATGATGTAACATTTAAATATTCAACTACTGATATTTTTGGCGTAGTTCATACTCCTGGAACATTTACTAGTAACCCTCACAGTAGAACTATTTCTCTACCTAGATTTGAGAGAAATGATTGGAGAGGAAATCTATACATTTATAGAAATGAGGTAATTTCACCTTACATTGAAGGATCTCAAGATGGTGTTTATCATCTTTATGTTCTCAATTCCAATAATGCAATACAAAATGAATTCACCAATTTAAAATTTAGCCAATTAAAGAAAGATCTTTACCCACAATTAGATAGAGATAATCCTAATTCTAACCCACAATCCGCAAAGACATACGCAAAGCGTTCTCCAATTGGAGCAATCGTTACAAATGATCTTAAGAAGAGTATTACCAGAGAGTCTGCCGATTTACTATTAAAAGAAGTTGGTGTAGGACTTACTATTTCTTCAGTTTCTTCATCTACAAGTAGTGCAACAATTACTTTTGGCAGAAATCATGGGTTATCTGGAATTGTAACCTACAGTAATACAACTGCTGGCAGTTTCCCCTTAACAGGTGGAAATAGTTACACCGATGGTACTTACTATAACGTAAAACTCTATAGTAACTCTGGTCTTACAATTTGGAAAGGAGCAACCGCTAAAGTTGTAGTTTCTGGTGGTGCAATTTCTTCCGTCGATATTACTGCTCCAGGTTCTGGTTATGCTAATGGCGATGTTCTTTATTTTGATATTGCTGTAATTGGTGCAGGAAATAATGGCAAATTAACGTTATCTACTGCTGGCATTTCAACAAATATCGGTGATGTTGTTCAGTTTACTGGTGTAGGTACAACTGATGATGGTTACTATAGAATTACTTCTGTTCCAGCAGTAAATCAAATTTCTATAGCAAAAACTGCTGGTGATCCTACAATATTACCATCACAATATGGTTTTGTAATTGCACCTTCAGTGAGGATTAGTTCAACTTCATATAATTCATCATCTAAGGTATCAACCTTTACTTGCATCTCTGCTCACGGTTTAGTTTCTGGCAATAAATTTAGAGTTCTTGACTCATCAAACAATAATCTTGGAGACTTCACTGTTCTTGATAGAACTAGTGCTACAGTATTCACTGCAACTACAAATAAGTCATTGTCTGCAAACAGTGGGTATGTTTTAAGGCATGGTTTATCTTCAAATGAAGGAGTATCTGATAATACTTCTGAAAATCTTGGTGCAAGATCAATTACGTTCTATGATAATAGTACTTTAAGACTAACTTCTACCATTACTACTGAGACAACTTTACCTATAGCATTTTCTGGCATCTCTACTGCAACTAGATTGCCACTAGGTTCTTATATTCAGATTGATAATGAGATAATGCGAGTTATTAGTACTGGAAGTCAATCACAGTTTACAGTTCTTCGAGGTGCTCTTGGAACTCTGCAAGAAGGTCATGATGAAAATTCATTAGTTCGAAAGATTAATCCAATCGCTATTGAATTCAGAAGACCATCTATTCTCAGAGCTTCTGGTCACACATTTGAATATCTTGGTTACGGACCAGGAAACTACTCCACAGGTTTACCTCAGGTTCAGGTAAAAACCAATACTGATACTGAAGATTTTCTTGCACAATCTCAGCAAAGATCTTGTGGAACAGTGGTATACACTGGAATGAATAATAATGGCGATGTATTTTCTGGTAATACAAAAACATCATCTTCAAGTGGAGAAGTTGTATCTTTCGATATTCCAAACCCAACTGTAACTGGTCAAGATCCTTCAAAATTAAGTGTAGTATTTGATGAAGTTACGGTTAAAGAAAGACTGTTGGTTGAGGGTGGTGGTTCTGGTGCAGTTCTTTCTCAATTTGATGGTCCAGTATCATTCAGTAAACAAATCAGAGCAAAAGATAGAGTAACTTTCAGTTCAACTGTAAAAATTTCTGATACAAGATCAACACAATCAAATAGTATAACTAGTGGTTCTTTAATAGTAAATGGTGGAGTTGGTATTGGTAAAAATCTATATGTTGGCGGCAATATCAATGTCCTTTCAAATACCAATCTTACAGGAACTCTGAATGTTGACGGTGGTACTACACTTAATAGTACATTAGATGTTGATGGTGGCACTACACTTAACAGTTCTTTAGATGTTGATGGCGGCACTACACTTAATAGTACATTAGATGTAGATGGAGCTACTACATTAAATAGTACTCTTGATGTCGATGGTGGCACTACACTTAATAGTACATTAGATGTTTCAGGTGCTACCACAATTAATAATACATTAAATATTAGTGGAACAATTAGATCTACTGGATCATTAATCACTTTAGATGACAATGTTCAAGTCAATGGTGATTTAAATGTAACTGGCGATATAACAGCATTCTTCACATCAGACCAGAGACTTAAAGATAATATTACTCCAATTGAAGACCCACTTACTAAGGTTCTTTCAATTAGTGGTAATACTTATGTTTGGAATGAGAAGTCTGGAAAAGAAGGTAATGATGTTGGTGTAATCGCTCAAGAAGTTCTAGAAGTTCTTCCTGAAGCGATTACTACTAGAGATAATGGTTATCTTGCGGTTAGTTATGAAAAACTAGTTCCACTACTCATTGAGGCAATTAAAGAACTCTCTAGTAAGGTAGAAAATCTTGAACAACGACTCTCAGATAAATAACTAAAAAACCATATAAGATGGCAAATTATAGAAAGTCATTTAATTTTAGACATGGTGTCCAAGTTGACTATGATAATTTTATCGTAAATGCAAACGGTTTGGTGGGAATTGGAACATCCATTCCCACCGAGTTTTTAGATGTTAGGGGTAACGCTAAAGTAATTGGGTTATTTACTGCAACATCTGTCAGTGCTCAAAATTTAAGTGTGAGTGGGGTTACCACTTTTACTTCATTAGACAATGGAAGAATTTTAATTAATTCTGGGATTATAACAGCATCTTCTGGGGTTGTAACATATTATGGCGATGGAAGTAAACTAACTAATTTAGCGTCATCGCAGTGGGTAGATGTCAACCCAGGAACTGGGTTTTCTAGCATTTATAATTCAGGGACAGTTGGCATTGCAACATCGATGCCAAATTATTTTCTACAAATTGGTAACGACCCACAAAATTCAAGTGGAACTGGTATAAGTTCTACTGGAAATATCAGAGCGAGTGGAGTTATAACCGCAGCATCTTTTGATGGTTCTGGTGCTCAAATAACTCAAATTAATGCATCAAATATCTCATCCGGAACATTATCTAATTCAAGACTTCCATCTAGCATTAATATTTCGGGAATTATTACTGCACCATCGTTTAATGGAACTCTTAACGGAAATGTAAATTCTGGAGTTGGAACTTTCAATAATGTTGTCATTGGCGGAGCAACTACATCACTAATTGTAAATGGCAATTCTAGAATTAATGGCGTAGTAACTGCAATAACTTTTGTAGGAAATCTTACCGGAACTGCGAGCACAGCACAATCATTAACTGGAACTCCGAATATAACTGTTGGAAGTATAACTGCATCATCAATTGGGGTTGGATTAGTAACATCTGGTATTACAACTTCGTTCTCGACATTACATGTCGGAACTGGTGGAACTGCATTTGCAGCATTAAATTCTGGAAGAATTGGTATAGGAACTGCATTACCAACATCAGATCTTCAGATCAGAAAAACCAGTTCAACACTCTTTGAAGTTATTAGTAGCTCTGAAGATTCTAGAATTAGTATTGGTCAGTCTGTCGGTGTTGGTAGAAGCACTGCAGTTTTAAGATTTGGAAATATTTCAAAAACTTTTGATATCCTCAATAATGACACTGGTAATTTTAATTTATACCTACATGCCGGTGCTGCTGGCATAGGAACTGGTAGATTTGCTTGGATTTATGGTCAGACAAATACAGAACTTGCTTCATTAACTTATGATGGCAAGTTGGGTATTGGAAAAACAAATCCAGATAATACTATTCATGTAGTTGGAACTTCAACAGTAACTGGAAATGCTTGGTTTGGTAATAATGTAACTATTAGTGGAAATTTATCTGTAGGGTCTATTGACTTACCATCCGTTATAAACGATACAAATTTATTTAATTTATCTGGTATTTCTACGGTTTATGATTTAAGGGTAACAAATAGTTTTATTGTACCAACTGGTTCAAAAATTGGCGTAGGAACAGACACACCAATCACATCTTTCGATGCTCGTGGTCAAAATGGTTTATTTGGTTCAATTGGAATAGGAACCACATCATTTAATCAAAGTTTAAGAGTAAATGGTCTTTCTTTACTATCAAGTGTTGCTATTGGTAATACCAATTTAGATGATGGAAGTGGTGTTGCTATAGTTGGGGGAACTACTACACTAAACTCTAATTCAGTTTCGGGTATTAACTCTTCTATTGTTATTTTAGATGATACGTGTGCTCTTGGGGTTGGAACTACTTCATATCGTTCCGCAGTAGATTTTGCTGACGCTGGAAAAAATCATTATGGGGGAGTCGGTGCTTTCATGGTCGTCCCAAGATTGACTAATTCTCAAAGAACAGGTTTATCTACAGTCGGTGGTGCCATTATTTTTAATACTGATACTGGCAAATTTCAAGGATACACTGGTATTGCCTGGACAGATTTTCATTAATTAAGAGGTATAGGGGTTAATGTCTGAATCAGTAACTAAAGCAGGTCCTTATTTTTCATCTGGTTCTATTTCTTTTAGTTCACTTAGAAATGCTTTCAAAGAAACAACATCTGGTTCAATTAAAGCATCGGAACTAAGAAGAAATACTGATACTGAAAATAGAAATCCCATTGTGCCTGATGCCACGGAAAATTCTCCGATTTCTACTGGAAGTAACTTAAAAGTTTCTCAATTTAGAAATTCAATTAAGTATTATTATATCACACAAAGTGGGACTGACGAAAATCTAATCATTAATGACTTATCTTGGAATTTAAATTTATACAAA